TTTGTTGAGACATTGATTATTCCACCGTGCGCGTCATTAGCTAAAACAACTACGTTCTGACCATTTCTAGACATAAATAAAGTAGCAAGTAAGAACCCCGGAGAGTATGTGGTTAATGACATCGTTTTAGTCAATGTAAACGTTTGCCCATAGTCGTTTGATGTATAAATATAGGCTTTACAATTAGCAACTGTTGAGCTTGATATTCCGGAGCAATAAACAACATAACGTCCATCTGAACTACAAACGACTTCACCCGATGCGCCGCTACCATTTCCGCTATTTATTAAAGTGTAGCTATCTAAAGAACGAGTATATTTATAAAGATTTTGACCTACAATTAGGTAGCAGTGTTCCCCATCATCAGATTGATCAATGCCCGTTGCAGTTGTAGATGTAATTGGAATTTCCCCTAACAGTTGCTCGTTACTACCAAGTACGGTGGCAAGCAATGGGTATTTTTGCTCATCAAGTACAGAGCCATTCATTTCCAATAAAGCATTACCCGCAGGTGTACTTTTGTTATATGACAACACAACATCACCAATAAATGTGGTTTTATCATCTTGATCTGTTATTACACTCATAATGCCCATCCCCCGTTTCTAAAAATAAATGTTCGTTCTATGCCAGGCGTTGACATGTGGTATTCAGCGCCTGCCTCCGTGTTTTTTTGTATTGTTTTTGTTGCCGGGGCTAAAACCTTAGCTGGCGTTGCTTTGGTTGCACCGGCGGCAGCATCAAGCATTACTGTTAAACTGGTACCTTCGGGCACATCGTCAATTAGCTGTAACGTTGTTACGGCTGTAAACACATGGCGTCCGCCTAACGTTGCCATTGTGGGTGTTGCGATAAATTTGTAATGCGCCATTTGCGCAGGTATTCCGCCTAGGGCTGTCCCGTTACCGATAAACAGCTGTTTTGCTTCGTGCGACCAACCAGGTTCACCATTTGCCAAAACGGTTTGTTTTCTGTCGTTTTCGGTGCCGCGTCTAAATTGTATTTTTCTAGCCATTAAAATGTGCCTCCATCAATGGTTCCACCTTCTACAGCAAGCCCCAAAGAGTTAACGTAAGAGCGCACCCATGACGTGTTAGCGGCCCGAGTGTTGTTAGTGGAAACAGGTTGAGTTGGTACTGTCGGGTTGCCAGTAAATTCCGGTGAATTAAACATACTAGATTTCGACTCATTGGTTACATTGCTTAATCCCACATCTGTTTTTGTTAGATTCAATGCGCCTGTTTTACCGTTTACTGACAAAACTGAATCGGTTGGCGTGCGTAATAGGACCCAGTTTGCAGGAACGGTCGCCGGTGACGCTTTTAAAATGTACGTTTTGTTTAAATCAGATCGAACAGCAATGTCACCCGCTTGTGCCGCCAGTGCTAACATAGCCGATTGGCTCGCGACTTCTGATATTTCACTAATTGCTAAACTCGGCAATACTGACTCTGGCACTTTGCCCTTTGCATCAAGCACCAATACTTCGTTAGCATTTACCCCCGCATTTTTTGTAATTGCTGAGCCAAGTGTTTTAAAAATATCAATGCCACCGGGTGTTAACCCATCGCCAATATAAAGTTTTTTCCCGTCAGTGATCCAAACTGGCTCACCGGCGCTAGGCGTTATGCTGCCGCGGTTTGATTCAACACCGCGTCTAAACTGTATTTGATTAGACATTATTAAATTCCTCCTCCATCAATTGGGGTTGCATTAGGGTATGAGTCGGTGAAATTACCGCCATCGAGCGTTAACATACCTGTTATTTTGGTTAGTTCGTTTGTTACCCAATTTTGCGTAGCGTAAACCATGCTGGGATCTATTTTTAAATTGACAACATCAGCTTGGGTTACATCTATAATTGCTTTTATGCCCAGCTCCGCTGATGCATTGTCGTCAATGTCCGGCTTGTATGTGGCCGGATATTTAACGATGGCAAATGCTACGTTGTCCTCTGTGTAAAAAGCGGCTTCTTTTACATAAAACCCGCCCTCCGTTGATGGCACAATACCTATCATTTCAACGCGACTCGCATTATCAGTAACCGCTTGAGAGCTATTAATTAGCCCTGTAAAACGTGGATTTACTAAATCATTAGCGTCAGGCAAAATATCACCATCACCAACAGAAAATTTAATAATGTTAATTTTTAACCCTGTGCCAATGGCGTTAGCAACTTTTGCCCGCCCCGCTTCAGTTAACATTGTCCAGTACGATGGTTGTGTCATATTTATATACCTCTTGGAAAAACTTTAGTGTCTTGAAAACTGGTTGTTGTACTGCGTACTAACAGGCTCATTGCCGAATCAATTTGACCCGCGTAAAACGGAGAAATAGTTGTTTCTAAACGACTTACCTGTGCCGTTGCCGTTTTTACGTTGATTGTTGATTTTAAAAATAATTTTAAGCGATATCGCCTGCATGTAAGTCCATACTGCCTTATTATCTCGCTTATTAACGCTCTGTTATTACGGTATATTTCAGCAAAAACAATTACTTCTACTTCGTCCCAGTCGAACCCCTCAATGCGTTCATTTATTTCAAGTGAGCCAAGGCCAAGGCGGTTAAAAATACGCTTCATTCCTATTGTTGAGCCTGCATCCTGCGCATTGGCAAACGCATGTTTTACGCGCAGGCCATAAAGCTCTAAGCTTTCATTAGGTAGCCGATTTATGCCACGCTCCCATGCTAGTAGGTCTAAAATAGCGGTTTGGGCGTTTTCGCTGTGCTGTTGCTCTAACCACCAAAACAAGTAGCTTTCAATCTCTTGCCAGTAACTTTGGGCTACTTTAGCTAAGGTGTGTGCATTTTGGCCTTTTAGCCAAATGGGTAGTTGTGGCACTAACTCCTTATTCATTCGTTAGTACCACGCTGTTAACTGTTGGTAGCCATAGTTCGCAGTGTATATCGGCGTTACTAAAGCGAATGGTTTTAAGTTCGTTAAACTGACTATGCAACTCACTTGCTAGCTGACTAAAGCTAAACAGCTGGTTGGGTTTGCATTTAGTGACGTTGTTGTACGCCGCATTTTGACGAAATGCGGCGCGTATAAATTGTTCTATATCGGCACTGCGTTTTTGTGTATTTGGGTGCTGCTGATAATTGGCTACAATATTTTGCGGCTGTGTGTTAATTGCAAATACTTGTAGGTCGTCGCCGCTGCCGTGGTTGCCTGCGTCTATATGATTGTTAATTTGATTCAGTAACGCGGGGCTAATTTCGCCTACATCTAAAAACACATAGGCGTTTGCACTGCCTGGGCCTCGGGGCGCATTTTTTTCAAATACGATGTTGTCGACTGATATGCCGGTAAACTTGGCAATAATAGAGCGATACACTGCATCAACGTGATAGCTACCGAGTGACGAAAACGCATCACGTATGCGTAAGCGGTAGTTATCGTCAGTTTCGATATCTTGCCCTGCGGTTGTTAACCAATCGGCTCGGTTGGTCGCTGTAATACTTTCAATGCCTGAAATAACACGCACGTAATAGCCTGCAGCTAAGTTATACCGCTGGCCTGCTTGCTCTGCTTGCACAGGCACATTATGAGTTGATTCGCCTACCGCGAACGGTTGATCGTACAGGCTGAACACGCGATATACTTGGCCGTTTATGGGCAAGCTCTCAATGACTGTACCAGCGGGTAAAACAAACGCGGTGTCTGTATCCTCCCGCCTAAATTCTATGATGCCTTGTGCTTTTACCGCAGGTAATTTAGGTGTTTTTCGAGACTGACCATGTTGCTCTAACCATTCATTTTTCGCGAGCATAACAAATGAATTTGGCATTACTTTGGTAATCAAACTGTTTATAAGCTGCTCGGCTGGCTCGACCATGATTGCTTTTTGCAGGCGGAAAAACGGGCTAAATGCGCTTGTGTTACTTACTGTAAATTCGCCATTATCTACATGCTTTTGCCAAAGCGTTTGCAGCTCTTCATGACTAACGGGTATGCCAGCGTTCTTTAGCTCTTGCTTAAAAATATTGGTGTGATCCATTAAATTGCACCCTCAATAGTTTGTGCTCTTATGCTTATTTCACCTGTTAGCTGTTTAATCACTTTTATTGTGCCTGGCACTAAGCGACCGTCTTGCTCTACGATTAACTCTATTTCAGTTAAAATTTTTGCAACGATGTTTTTATTACGTAGCCCGATTAGTTCGGTTACTTTGCCGCTTTCAATAATGCGGTGTTTTACGTCTTGTGCTATTACATCACTATTGGTTAATTGACTAGGTACAGCAAAACTATCTAGCGCTATATCGTTGTCTATAATGTTTAAATCAATATTAATCATTGCCATTAGCCTGCAAGCTCCATCATTTGTTCAAAGCTGTTAATTGGG